ATCAATCAGAACTGTGTTGTTGAAGTTGAGGGCAAGCACTTCTGTTTCGATAACAACGACATCTATGTGCATGATGGTACGTCACGTAGAAGCATATGTGATGAACGTGTAAAGAACTTTATATTCCTAGGCTTGAACAGTCTAAAAAAGAACAGATGCTTTGTGCAGCATAACCCTAACCTCAATGAAATATACTTCTGCTATGTCTCCGGTGACGAGCTAGTAAGTTTCCCAAATGCTGACCGGTGTAATCGCGCTGCAGTCTTCAATTACAGGAAAGACACTTGGTCATTTATGGATTTACCGAATGTAAGTTCAGCGACTATTTTAAATCTAAATACTGTTGCGACTTACGCAACTGCAACCGGTCTTCCATATGATACAACCGGTGGTAGTTATTATGATCAGGAAGATAGTTTTCAACGTCATGTTGTGTTTGTTGGTGATAGCAATACTGGTGATGGTATCACTTCAGATAAAATCTACGGATTAGACTTAAGTGATGAGGGTAGTATCTCTTTCCCTCTGGATACTGAAGCGACTAAACGTGCATTGTTTGAGCGTGTAGGTATAGACCTTGATCAAGCGTCTAGGGCTGTAGGTGTTAGAGGCTATAAAGTCTTAACTAGGATTTACCCCCAAGCTGAGACTAACAATACTGATAAAATCCTCACGTTAGAGTTTGGTGCTTCGGATACACCATCCAACCCACCAACTTTCGATGCACCGGTGAGCTACAACACATCAACAGACCATAAGATTGATAGCCGAGCTGCCGGTAGGTATCTCAGTTACCGAGTTACTGTCACTGATAATAAAGACTTTGAGTTCTCAGGCTTTGACTTTGAGGTCACCGCGACAGGTAAACGATAATGAGCACTAATGAAAAGACGGATGCTCTTTTTACGGAGTATATACGCGGTCAATATCCCCAGATTGAAGAAGGAATAAGACGATACATACAAGATGAGCTCCAACGTATCGAGATTTCTCTGCAATCAACAGCCTCCACAACAGTTCATGTAGTCGATAAACCCCCTCAGAACCCTTTAAAAGGGCAAATACGCTTCGCTGTAAGCCCCTGGGACCCATTAGGGAGTGGTTACAGCGGTCTTGTGGTCTATGACGGCAACAACTGGCGCAAAATAAACATAACTTAGGTAAAAAAGATGTTAGAACAAATGGCAGGTTCTTTGGTTAATGGCTTTATTGCCAACAAAATAGCCAAGAAAGACCGAGCAAACAAACAAAAGCAAATTGATGCCCAGATGGCAGGGTTTAACCTTGCTAAACCTTATCTGGAGCAAATGTATTCGGGTACAGGTCAAGCTGTAACTGATGCACTCGATATGGGCACCTTTGGTAACACCTATGTTGACTATTTTAACCCACTGAACCAGCAATTCATCGATTATACGACCGGTATGGCAGACAGCTTGCAGCCGACAATTTCCAACCAATTAAACACACTTGGAGGTTTCGGTGACTACTTTAATCAAGCTGGTCAGATGGCACTACAAAACCCACTCGATGGCGCTATACAATATTCAACAGGCGATAGACTGGACACGTTAAGTAATGCTGCTTTACGTAATCCATATCGGCAGCTTATGGAGAATACTTTACCAGGTATTAACATATCAGCCAGCCAAGCAGGTGCTATGAATAGTTCACGTGCAGGTGTAGCTGACGCAATTGCCAATCGAGCTTTTGACGATAGGTCTGCAGACGTAAGAGGCACTCTTCAAGATGCCCTGATGACACAGTACCTAACCAACAATCAGAACATGATCACCAACTTGCTGAATGTAGGTACAAACCAAATGCAGGGCTTCGGTAACTCTATGGGTTACATTAACGATATTGGTCAGTTCTATGATGCTGCCGGTAATGCAGTTTACCAAGATGCTGTCAATAAGATGGCTGCAGATAAAGCTGCATTTGATGAAGCACGTGACTTCCCACTGAGTGTTTACCAAAAGCAATCACAGATCATGGCTAATGCGCCGACTTCAGTTAGACCCGATGCTAATATGTACAACCCACAAGCAGCGGCTGTTGCTGGTGCTTACTCTGGTGGTCAAGGTGGCGGGTTTAATCCAGGCCAAATCTTTGGTGCGCCCCCTACCTAATAAATCAATATAAAAACAGGATGTAAATTATCATGATCTTTGCCCCCGCTATACCATATCTTGGCGCTGCTGGCCTTGGACTTGCTGGTTACTTTTATGGGAAAGGCAGCCAGCCAAATCAGGGCGGCGCTTTAGATAACACCTATGGTGGTTATAACCCAAGCACCCAACCCATATTAACTTCACCAGCTATTACTCAACCTTCACAAAACAGAAGGGATGGTGTGTTGATGAACCCAAACCTCCCTATACCGCCTATGCCGCAGTATCGGGGTAACCCTTATAACGCCGCGCTAGGTCGTGCAATGTCTGCTGCAGATAAAGGTGGCTCAGCAATGTTGGGTGGATACTTTACAGGGTTAGAGGATGGGCAAGTTAATAAGTACAATGCCGAAACTACAGGATATGCAAATACTGTAAATGCACTAGCAGCTCTTCAAGAAGCTCAGAATGAGGCTGCTGAAAATCAACCATCACCAACAGATCCTAAATATACACTAGCATCTCTCGATGCTCTTGATGAGGCTGCTCGACTAGTTCAAGACAATCCAAACTGGACGACTGGTTTATTAGGTCAAGTTTCCTCTTTATTCCCTGGCACACCAGCTAACGACCTAAAAGAACTAATAACAACAGTCGAAGCATCAATAGGTTTCGGTCGTCTTGAGGAAATGAGAGCGCAGTCATCAACAGGTGCATCCGGTCTTGGTTCATTGTCTAAGAATGAGCTTGATCAGCTTAATGCATCCATAGCTTCGCTTAAAATCTCTCAGTCTAAACCTCAGTTTACTCGAAATCTACAGAAGGTGCGTGGTCATTACGTCAACTTTATATTAGCAGTGAACGCCGAGCGGGCAGCATATAACCAAATGATCGACACAGGACGACTGACGGGTGCCAAATTACCAACTATTAATTTACCGCCATCACCTTTTAACAGGCAAAACAATCAAGGCGGCCCTAACCCCCAGGGCAATCCAAACCCCCAGGGCAATCCAAACCCCCAAGGCGGCCCTAACCCCCAAGGTAATTCGAATAACCAAGGCGGCCCTAACCCCCAAGGCGGTAACAAAGTCCAAGTGGGTGTAGATGCTAACGGCAACCCAATATTTAGAGTTCAATGAAGTAAGAAATATACCATATGGCAATATACCAAGTCGGAAATGAACAGTTTGAAATTGACGATGCCATATCTCCAGAACAAGCCATACAATCCATTAACTCAATCATAGCCGGACGCGACAACGCATTCCAATTTAGTTGGGACGCTGCACGTGAAATGACTGGGGGCGGTTTAGAAACTTTAGGTAACTTAAGTGAAAAGTATTTAGGCGGTGATCTAGGTGTATCTGAGTATGGTGAAGATTTACGTAAACGTGCTGCAGAAGATATAAAAGAAGGTGGTTACGTACCAAAGTACCAAGGTGACTTTTTAGACCAAAGAAGCCTTGGCGATGCGGTTGGTTATATTGGTGAAGGTATAGCTCAAAACGCTTTCTCAGGCGGTGCCGCTATAGCTGGTGGAGGTGCTACGGCACTTGCTGGATTATTTAGTGCACCGGCAGCTATCGTTTTAGGCGGGGCTACACTCGTTGGCTCAGCAGTACTGGGTACCGGTGAAACAGCCAATGAAATGCGTGACAAGACCGGTCAGGTTAATGAAGAACTTGCTGCCGGTGCTGGTTTACTAATCGGTTTCTTAGATAAGTTTGGTGCTGGCAAACTCTTTAGTAAGAGTGAGTTGGTCGATATGACAATGGGTCAACTTGTTGATCAGCTACAAAAGAAAGGCTACCGGCGAGCAGCCGAAGAGCTCACTAAAGAGACACTTAAACGTGCTGGGGCAGAGGGACTTACCGAGGCCACGCAAGAGCTTGCGGTCGTTGGTGCTACTGCTGCAACCGGTGGTGAATACACACCTGGTGAAGTAGTTAATCGCGCTATTAATGCAGGTGTTATTGGTACCGGCCAGGGTGGAATTGTCGCTGGTACAACTCAAGCTGTGACTATGGGTGTTACTGGAACACAGTCTACTAAGCACCTCTCTAAACTCGACACTGAAGCTGAGCTTCTACGTGAAATCGGAATGGAGACTGACAATCCTGATGTATTGGCAGCGGCAAACCAGCTCAACATTGCAGTCGAGCAAGCTCGTAATGGTGACCTAACTTTACTCAAAGAGATTGCTGACGCTGAGCAGAACGCTGACCAGGTTCCTGTTGATGAAAGTAATAGAAAAGAAAGAGCTCAAGCATCTTTTGCCTCTCGTCTACAAACCATTGCTGAAGATGGTGATGCCTTAACTGGTAATCCATTAAACTTACAAGATGTTGATCCAGGCAGTGAGAGTGGTGCACGTAAAGCTGTAGAAACAGCACATGGACAGATAGCCGGTCAGATTACTGAGCTCATAGCTATCCTAAAAGGTCGTTTAGATCCAAAACAATCAGATACACTGAGTGAGCTCTTTGAGCGCTCCGATGTCAAACAGGCACTGAAGTTCTCACGTAATAAAGTTAAGAAGTCATTCCCTAATTCAGTATTTGAAAAGCTGGGTGAGCTGACTGCAGGTACACGTGAAGGTGATCTTTTGCGAAACCTGGTGCTTGAAAGTATGGAGCTCACACGTGTCCATAATGAAGGATATGTTGGTGGACTGTCTGGTTTTGTAGACAAGTATATAAACCCATTTAGCAACGCTGGTTCCTATAACAGTAAAGCTCAAATGGCTAATGGTCTGCGCTTTGTTGGATCGGCGGTTGCCGGTACAGCTTCCGGTGGTCTTACATTGTTGGCACAGCTCGGCCTCATTGGTGGATCACGTGCATTCGATGCATTGACCGGTGGTCGTTCTGCTGTTGGAACTTACGTAAACCAGAATATTGATAATACAAGATTGGGTGTAGATCCCTCGCTGCCTTCTTTGTTTGAGCA